CCTACCCGCGCACACCGCAGCACAACGAAGGCGCGGAGGTCGCGACCGCCGTGCTGCGCTACGTGCTGGACAGCAACGACTGGAACAGCAAGTCGGCGCGGATCGCGCGAGCCGCTGGCATCGATGGAATTTCCGGCATCGAGTACGACCTCGTCACCGCGCAGACCGGCGACCCGACGCTGGAGATGCACATCACCTACGGCGACGGGTTCTTCTACGATCCACGCTCCTACGACGAGGGCTTCACTGACTGCCGCTTCATGGGCGTCGCCAAGTGGTGCGATGCCGACCAAGTCAAGGAGATGGTGCCCGACAAGGCCGACGAGATCGACGACATCGTCGAGACCGGCTCCGACACCATGACGGTCAGCGAGCAGGACCGCGAGAAAAACTGGGTCAACACCACGGCGAAAAAGGTTCGCCTCGTCGATCACTGGTACATCCTGAACGGCAAATGGCGCTGGTGCCTGTACGCGGGCACCGTGGTGCTGATGCAGGGCGTCAGCCCGTTCCTCGACGAGAAGGGCAAGACGTTCCCGCGCTACCGGATGTTCTCGGCGTCGGTCGATCACGACGGCGACCGCTACGGCTTCCCGCGCAATCTGAAATCGCCGCAGGACGAGATCAACCATCGGCGTAGCAAGTCGCTGCATCTGCTGAACAGCCGCCGCGTGGTCAGCGAGAAGGGCGCAGTCGATGACGTCGAGCGGTCGCGGAAGGAGTGGGCCAAGTCGGACGGCTGGGTCGAGGTCAATCCCGGCCTCAAGATGGAGCCTGACACCTCGGCGCTGAACGATTTCAAGGGCCAGCTTGAACTGTTGCAGGAGGCCAAGAACGAGATCGAGAATTTCGGGCCGAACCCGGCGCTGATCGGTCAAGGTCTTGAGGACAGTTCGGGCCGCGCCATCCAGTTGTTGCAGCAGGCGGGTATCGCCGAACTCGGCCCGTACCTGACCGCGTTCAAGAACTGGAAGATGCGGGTCTATCGCGACATCTGGAACATCGTGCAGCGGCACTGGAAGCAGGAGCGGTGGATCAGGGTCACCGACGACATGAACGTCGCGCAGTTCTTCAAGGTCAACCAACTGACGCTCAACCAGTGGGGCCAGCCGATCATCGTCAACGCGCTCGGCGAACTCGACGTCGACATCATCATCGACGAAGGCCCAGACACGGTGAACATGCAGGGCGACGCCATGATGGTGTTGCAGTCGCTCGGGCCGCAATTCCTGCAACAGTTTCCCGAGATTGCCATCGAACTGTCGCCGCTGCCGTCGAGCGTCAAGAAGCCCATGCTCGACAAAATCCAGCAGCAGCAGAACAAGCAGCCGCCGCCCGATCCGCGCGTCATGGCGGTGCAGGCGAAGGCCCAGATCGACCAGCAGACCGCAGCGCAGGACGCCCAGCGCGAGGCGGCGAAGGCTCAGCAGGAGGCGGTGCTGCGTCAGCAGGAGGCGGATCGCGAGGCCGCCAACCAAGTGCGCCAGCAGCAAATCGACGCGCAGGCGCGGCAGGCCGAGGCGGCACATCAAGCGATGCTCGACCGCATGATGGCGCAGAACGAGATGATGATCGAGCGCATGCGAGCTTCTGCCGACATCGCCATCGCGCACATCAGGGCGCAGGCCGACGCCAAGATCGCCGAGGACGCGCACGAGCGTCAGATGGCGATGGCCGAGGAGCAGGCCGCGACGGGCATTTCTGAATGACGCAGAAGCAGCCGCTCGATCTGGTCAAGTTGCTCGACACCATCGCGCGGGCGCAGCGAGCGACGCGCCGCGCCTATGAGTTCACGCCGAACAGCTACACGTGGGCGGCATATTCAGCCTGCCTCGACGCCTTCCGCGCCGTGGAGAGATCGTTGGCCACTGACGAAATAGTGGCACCGCCTGCCTCGGGCGACACCGAGGCCACGCAGCCTGAGCGACAGATGGCAAACGCCCGCCCCGGCGATTGAGGGGCCACGCGCCGCAGCGAAACGCGGGAATGAGGATGACCATGACACCTGAGAACGACCTTCCTACTGAAGACGCACTGTTCGACACCGCAGTCGATGGACCGCAGACGTCACCAGCCGAGACGGTGACGCCAGCGGCTCCGGACCCTGCGCCTGCCGCACAGACGACGACTGAGCAGCCGAAGACGGATGCCACTGCCAAGCCCGACGCCTCGACCGAAGGGTCCGAGGCCGACGAACCGGCGATGGTGCCGTCCACTCGCCTTCGTGATGTCACCAAGGAGAAACGTGCGGCGGAAGCCGAACGTGACGCCATCAAGCAAGAGCGTGACGCACTGAGGCGGGAGCGGGATCGTATCGACTTTGAACGTCAGGAATTTCAGCGGCGTCTACAAGCGCAGCCGAAGCCTGATGCTCCGAAGGAAGAGGACGAACCCGATCCGCTGCTGCATCCGAAGGAGTACCGGCAGTACATGGAGCGGCGCATGGATGAGCGCCTGCTCAATGAACGCCGGGAGTTCAGTCTTCAGCAGGCTCACAAAGTCTACAAGGAAGAGTTTGTCCAAGCCTACACGGCGGCCCAGCAGCTTGCGGACCCGGCACTCAATGCCCGCATGCAGCGATCCGGCGATCCGGGCGAGACGCTCATCCAGTGGTTTCGTGAGAAGAAAATTCAAGCCGAGGTCGGCGGCGATCCAGAGGCCTACAAAAAACGGATCATCGAGGAGGACCGCAAGGCTCGCCTCAACGATCCGGAGTTTCGCAAGGTCGCAATGGAAACGTGGCGTGGAGAAGCGCCATCTCAGACCAATGGTCGTCCCAACGTGCAGTTGGCTCCATCGCTGAACGGCATCAGCCGTTCCAACGCTGCGCTTCGTGCCTCTCAGCAGGACTTGTCTGACGACGCCCTGTGGGACAGCGCGACGTCCTGACGACCGAACACCTCGTCGATGATCACCCGCCCCGCTTGGCGGGTTTTTTGTTGTGCGGGGCCGGTCGCCGGGACTTTCACCCTGAAAGGACTGGCCAATGGCCCTCACTACCAATCACCCTAACAATGAACTGATCAAATTCCGCACTAGTGTGGCGTTTGATTTTCTGCGGGCGTCGCGGTTCGACCCGTACATGGGTCCGGACAGCACGTACCCCATCGTGCGAATGAAGGACCTTGCCGCCGACGGCAAGGAAATCCGCGTTCCCCTCGTCACGCAACTGACCGGAGCCGGTGTCGGTGCCGGTACGCTGCGCGGCGCAGAGGAGCAGATCGACAGCTACGGCTTCCCGGTATGGGCCGATTGGGCACGTAACGCGGTCGCCAACAATCGCGCAGCCGACAAAGAAAGCTCGTTCTCGGTGCGCTCGACTGCCCGCAGCTTGCTGTCGGGCTGGTCGCGGCGTGTCGTGCGCGACGATCTGATCGACGCGCTGTTGTCGATCCCGACGTCGTCGATCCAGTCCGGTCGCCTCACGGCTCCGGGCAACCGCGTCAACGGCCTGAAATGGTCGGCGGCGTCGGCGACGGACAAGAACAACTGGCTGATCGCCAACTTCGACCGCGCGTTGTTCGGCGTTGCGATTGCCAACCACTACACCGTCGCGACCGGAGCGGTCGGCACGATGGCGGCGTCGCTGCTCAACGTCGATAGCCCGACCGACAAGATGTCGGCTGCAATCGGCTCGACGATGAAGCAGTTGGCCCAGCAGACTGGCGTGTCACCGGCCAACCCCGGTGTCTACAACGGCAGGCCGAAGATCAATCCGTTCCAACTGAAAAAGTCGGATCAGGAGTGGTACTTGGCGCTGGTGGGTTCGCGAGCGATGCGCGATCTCAAGTCTGATCCGATCATGTATCAGGCCAATCGCGACGCGCGTGAACGCGAGAGCAGCCCGACCACCAACAACCCGATCTTCACGGGCGGTGGGCTGGTCTATGACGGCATCTACTATCTTGAGATGCCCGAGATCACGCAGCGCCTGCTGCTGGTTGGTGCCGGTGCCGCTGCCGTCGATGTCGAGCCGGTGTTCATGCTCGGCCAAGGCGCAATGGCCTACGCAGTCGGGCAGATGCCGCGCCCGACCACGTTGGAGGACGGCGACTA